CTCCGGCCTCACCTGGCACTCCGTAGTGATCGAACAGATTGCCGCTCATGGCTGCCTCGCTGGTTCGGGATTGATGAGATCAGGCATCGCTCGCTCCTCACGCCGCCAACAGGAACGGCAGTAGGTCGGCGATCGAGAACCCGGCCGCTCCGGCGCCTGCAGCACCGGCGCCGGCGGCCGCAGCACTTCCTGCCGCAGAGTCGGCGCCTGCTGCGGCCGCACCGGCCACGCCGCCTGTCTCCACGCCGCCGCCGAAGCCGAGGTCCTGCAGGAGGCCTGTCAAGGGGTCGATCGCGCCGCCGCCGGCGGGCGCGCCCCATCCGGACAATCCGTCCGTCAAGTTGACGATCACTCCGCTGTTGGGATCGATGCCGGACGTCGGGAGCTGGAAGCCGTTGAGAAGCTTGTCGAGAATCCCGGCACCGTCCTGCACCTTGAAGCCCGGCACCGGCGGCAGTTGCGGCATCGCCATGAAGCCCATACTGGGCAGCAGCGCCGGCGCACGGAAGCCCGACGCGAGCGGCATCGGCTGCACGGGACCGGGAATGAGACCCGGCGCCATTTTCTGGCGCAGCAGCGCCGGCAGCGAGTTGGGATCGATCGAGCCCGTAAGGAAGTTGAATGCGGTCATCCGAAGAGTCCCTTGCCGCCAAAGAGGGCGCCCAGAATGTTCGCCGTCGGGTTGGTCGCCGGCGTCGACGTGCCATAGGAGCTGGCGCTGCTGCTGCCGCTGCTGTTGCCGCTGCTTTCGCCGCCCGGATAGCCGGCGAGCAGGCGCTGCAGGTAGTTGCTGATGTAGTTCGGCTGGGCCGTCGTTTCGTAGTTGTAGCGGGCGACGTTCGAATCGATGTTGGCCTGCGTGTTGGCGTCGATCGCCTGGCCGGCCTGCAGCATGGCCGCGATGTTGGCGAAGTCCTGGTTCGCCAACGTCGGCGCAAGGTTCGCGGCATTGAGCTGGTTCGAGCGCTCGCTTTGATAGGCCGTGTTCGCCATCCCGGCCGCGGCGTTGGCCTGGGCCTGGTTGAGGGAGTCGAGCGCCAGCCCCGTGTAGGCCTGCTGCTGGCCGGAGCCGTAGCGCCCCGCGCCCTCGAATTGCGCGGTGACGCCGGGCAGCACCTGGGTCATGAACTGCTTGGTCTGCGGCTGCTCGGCGGCGGCCACGGCGCTCGCGAAGTAGGGGTTCTTGCTGAGGTCGAGGTAATCGCCGTTGAGCGTGCTCATGACGCTGTTGTCAGCGGCCTGGACCACCGGCGAGCCGCTGGCGCCGCGCTGGAACAACGCCTGAATCGCCGACTGCGTGGCCTGCGACTGCGGCGCGACGGTCGCGCCGGGATAGTAGCCGGGCGCCGTCGGATTGGCGTTGAAGTCGCCCACCAGCGCCTGAATGCCTTGCTGCAGATAGGGCTGGATGTAGGACGGCGGCGCCGTACTGGAATTCGTCTGCTGAGTCTGTGTCTGCGCCTGCGTCTGTTGCGTCTGTGAGGGTGTCGATCCGCCGCTCATGCGATCCTCCGTTCCCAGGCGGGAAGGCCATCGACGGCGTCGACGCTCACCCCACCGAACTTCTTCACGATCCGCGCCCAGCCCGGCCGGCCGACGCCGCGCAGCGTCACGCATCCCAGCGAACGCGCCCAATCCTCGAGCTTGGCGATGAAATCGGCGGCCCATTCGCGAAGGCGAGAACCGCCGACCAGCCAGATCAGGCAGCGCTTCTCGCCGCCGATCTGGATCTGCGTCACGATCGCAGCCACCGGCGCGGGGCCGTCATAAACCGCCCAGAGCTGCGCATCGCACGCGATCAGGCGCGCCAACACCCATTCGGCAGGCTCAGGGCAGGCGTCGGGTCCAGCGCGGTCACCCGCGCTGTAGTCGGGCGAGCGTTTCACCGCAGGCTCGAGCAGAGGCCACAGGTCTGACCAGACCAGGTGAAGATGGCGCAGAGGAATGCCGGTGGCGGTCATGTGCTGATGATGTGGTTGAGGACGATCGTCGGCTGCGTGTTGTTGTGCGTGCCGCCGCCGCCCGCGTTCTGGATCGAAATGTTGGAGCCGTTGGCGCTGGTGCCTGGCGCAATGTTGCCGCCGTCGGCGTAGCTGTACCAAGACTGGTTGAGAATGCTGGCGTCGCCGATCACGATGCGCCCGCCCGGCGCACTGTGGCCGTGTCCCGGATCGTTGACGCCATGGTTGTGAGCGGGAATCTCCGCCGTCGACAGCGTGTGGCTCTGCTCCCCGCCCGAAGCGCCGAGCGTTGCGCCGGACATGGGCGACGTCAGGCGACCGGCCGCGCTGCCGCCCATGTCGTCCTTGCCGGCGGCCACGCGCCCGCGCAGATCCGGCAGGTTGAAGGTGGTCGAGCCATCGCCGGTGCCGTAGCTCGTGCCGATCGCCGCGAAAAGATCCGAATAGCCGGTCCGCGAGACGGCCTGGCCGTAGCAGAGCAGCCAGCCATCGGGCGGCGTGGTGCCGGCAAACGGCATGACGCAGCCCGCCGGCACGCGCAGCATCGTGTTGTAGTCGCGGATCAGCACGTTGACGCGCTCGGTGATGGAGCGGGTGTCGGCCGTGACGGGAAGCGCCGGCAGGCTCATTGCGCACCTGCCGGTCGTGCGTCGAGGTCGTCGATGCCCTGCATGTTCGACCACAGGTCTCCGGCGTTCATGGTCGCGCGGACGCGGAAGTAGCGGCCGCTCTGGTAGACCGGCGCCAGGCCGGCCGGCGTCAGCCCGACGCTGGGCCCGTAGGCCACGATGCCCTGCTGGGTCTCGCGCGCGCCGATCTGGATCTGCGGATTGCCGCCGTCGATCAACGGCCGGCAGGCACGCACGACGGATCGCGTGCCGTTGCCTGGAGCGAATTCCGCGGTTTCGACCGTTGCGGCGAGCGCCGGGCCGGAGAACGAGCCGCTCTTGTGCGTCGTGTCGAAGGCGAACAGCAGCAGCGAGACCGTGCCGGTCCAGAACGACGAATCGAGCGAATAGGGCAAGGCGTCGAGCGCGCCGAAGGGGTCGAGCTGCTCGAGCGTGTAGCTCTGCTGGCTGACGCCGCCGAACACCAGCTCGCAGGTCACCTGGGCATGAGCCCACTTCCCGGTGCGCCAGTTGTAGATCAGCAGGCGGTTAGGCACTCCGCCGTTGCCGTTCGCCGGATAGGCGAAGATGTAGAGGCCGCGCACCGGATCGATCGCCGACGAGGCGCGGAACTGGTTGGTCTCGTCGAACTCCGCCCAGAAGGTGCGGTCGATCTTGCCGCGGCCGATCGGCGTGATCGTCTGGCCGCCCTGCACCATGTAGAAGCCCGACTTGTGGCAGAAGAACGCCATGTCGATCAGGCTGGCGAGGCTGCCCGGCACGCTGCAGCCGATGTCGTTGGCGATCTTGTCGATGCGGAAGATGATCGGCGGGCCCTCGTAGGTCATGCGCCGCACGCTGGTCTCCTGGAAGATCAGCGCATATTCGCCGCCGACCAGGCCGGTGACGTTGCCGCCGTCGGGCAGGTCCTGGATGTCGGCCTGGTTGGCCGGCACCGAGCCCCACAGGTTGGCGTTGTTGATGCCCGACCACTGCACGCGCTGCGGCGTGGTGCCGATCTTGCCCATCAGGACGAAGTCGCGGACCGTCGTGACGAAGGCCGCGATCGGCGGCGTGCCGCCCAGCACCGTCCAGCGCGTGCCGACCGACAGGTCGAAGGCCTGCGGGGCATCGACGCCGTTCACCGCAATGGCGAGCGGGCCGAACTGGGTGAAGCGCCAGGTGTCGTCGCCGCCCGGCGAGTAGAACAGCTCCTTCTGGGCCGTGCCGCCGGAGGTGTAGGTCGAATAGCCCGTGGTATCGACGCCGATCGTGAAGTTGTTGGGGTCGACCACGGTCACCGCGAAGAGGAGGCCGTTGACCTGCGTCATGCCGGCGGCCCCCGAGATGAACACCTTGTCGCCGTTGCCGTATCCATGCGACGTCACGGTCACCTTGCCGGGATTGGCCTTGGTGATCGCGGTGATGGCCTTCGCCGCGGCCAGCTGCGTGACGTCGCTCCAGGTCGTGCCCGACAGCAGGTAGAGCCTGGTCGCGTCGCCCGCGAACATTTTGGTCGCGCCGGCAGTGCCGCGGAACCAGGCCGCGCCCTGGCAGCGTGCGGCCAGGGCGTTGGACACACCGGAGAGGCCGTTCAGTGGGCGATAGCTCTCTTCGGCCGGCACGACGTTCAATGCCTCGCGCGCCCATTGGCTGAGGCTAGGCATGTCAGGGCGCCATTCGGCGAAGGGGATCACGCTCATGGCGCCATCCCCGCGCGCACCCGGATCACGGGCACCGAGGAGCCTGTGATGCGTTGCGTGCGTGCGTTGAGGCCCGAGACACTGGCGTTGTAGAGCGCGAGGTAGCGCAGCGCGCCCGGCTCGTCCTGGGTGAAGATCGAGGCCTCGACCAGGCAACCGTAGAGATAGACGTCGGGGCTGCCCGTGAGAATGGCGTTGACCGTGGCGCCCGCAGGCGTGGCGAGCTTCTGGTAGTAGCGCAAGGTGGCCGTGTAGGCGCCAGCGCCGGGATCCGGAAAGACACGAAAGTTGGTGCCGCTGACGGCGATCAGCCGCGGCTGGTTGGGCGTCGAGGAGGCGTAGCCGTCGATCGTGCGCTGGCTCACGATCTGCAACGGCGCATTCGGGCTGTTGAGCTGCGCCGAGATCAGCTCGAGGAAGGTCGCGGGCTGCGGCGTCACCGCCGACAGCGCGAAGGCCGGGTCGGCCGTTTCCATGTCGACGGTGCGCAGCGGATCGGAGCGCAGCGGGTTGGCGGGATCGTCGGCCGCGAAGCCGTAATAGATGCGGCGTTCGCAGTTCAGCAGGAAGTCGTCGAAGCGGCTGTCGAGCAGGCTGTCGCCGCTGCGCGCCAGCCACGCCAGCACGCCCGCCTTGAGACCGCCGTAGGTGTTGATCTGGACGGCCATCAGATGGCTCCCTCATCGGTGCGCAGCCAACGCCATTCGGGGTCAGCCAGCAGGCGATCGACCCTGTCCTGGTGATCGGGGTTCCAGTAATCGACGCCGAGCTCGTTGCGCCATTTCTCGATGATGATCAGCGGGATGCGCGCCACCATGCGGACGTCGCGCTCGGCGTTGTAGGGATCGCAGTGGTTCTGCGCCGCCTTGTTGAGGTCGAGCAGGCGGGCGGTGTGCTGGAACGACTGCTTCGCCCAGTTGCCCTCGCCGTCCTCGAGCCACCACGACGCGACGCCGGTTTCCTGGTTCCAATCGAGAAGACGCTGGGTCATCAAAGGATCTCCGCCTGGTCACGTCCGGAGAGATGCTTTGCCAAGTCGGTTGGCACCTGCAGCCGCGCGCGCTTGGAGACCTTGGCCGTCTGCTCGCTGGTCGTGGCCCAGTCGGCGCGGCCGTTGCCGTCCTCATCGAGCGGCAGGTAGACGTGATCGACGGTCACGACGATCATGGCCATGTCGCAGCCGTCCGCAGCCGCTGTATCGATCTTGTCGTCGCTGTCTGACGGCGACTTGGTGGTGCGGGCCATTCTGGCCTCCTTGGAGAGAGAGAGGGGGTTGAAGTGGCGG